CGGTATCATTGATTCAATAGACTCTGAAGAATATTTAAATTGGTAACGGAGTAGGTGAACTATCTTATATAACTCTTCCAATGAAAGGTTAATGCCTAAACGAAAAACGACTCAAACCCAGACATTGTTTGAGAATGGTCTTTCCCACAATGGCGACATGTGTATTTCATGGGCAGTATGCTCATTGGCATATTTTTTAAAAATTCTGCCCCACCTTGTTGCTGTTTTGTGCTCATGGATTCGACGAATTCTAATTTTTCGTCGAATGACCAATTCATAACTTCGTCGTCTGTAAAAACTTTAACAATGCAATTTGTAACAACAACTTGTGAATGATCGTCTACAGAATGAAAAATTTTTGTGAAGTCATCAATTGATGGGTGTCGAAATTCTATCGTATAAGCTGTATCTGGAATTTTAAGTGTAGCATTTCCAGTTGGGGCAGGCTCAATTCTTACATCAGCAATATCAACTGAAAACTCTGTTTTTTTGTCTGGGCCACATTCACACGACCCAACTAAATCAATCACATCACCTACTGATTTTGATCTAATTTGTAGAAAAATATATTCCATATCATAGTATGGGGTTATGAGTGGATCGATTTGCCCATCAGTGCATACTGAAATGATGTTTTTAATCGACTCACTTGTGGTGTCAACATCATTTTCCTGCAAAGCTAAAAGAAGTGATTTTTCTTCTTTTACAGTAAACGGGCGAAATTTAATAGATTTGCCTGTTGATGGTTGTTTAGTGATGTATGTGGGTTGAATAACTTTTGCCATAATTTACTTTCATAATTTTATATATTTATTTATCAGTAAGAACTATCCGCACCGCCACCACCAAAATCACTACCGCCTCCAGAAACAATTTTTGATAGGCTAGTTATTGTTGGGTTAGTTATCGATTGTTTGACTTCTGGATTGGTTACGCCCAAACCTTGCTTACTAGGGATAATTGCATTATCAGGTTTTGACGTAAAGTCTATTAAATTTCCAAATTTAAGTGATGAATAATACACATCTTCAAATACAAATTCAACAGTAAAAGTAGATGTTGCAATACCTGTCGCGTATGATAGTTCTACTGCTTGAATTGTTTTTGGATAAATTTTAATATACTCATACTCATATGTGGCGATGTCTGCCTGATTCACGATATAAAGTTTTAATGATGGTGCCGTATAATCATCTGGATATCCAAAATTTCTTCTTTGTGGTACAATGGCTTGTTTCCATTGATCAAAAAATCTTTTGATCTTATAATCTTGATCGATATAAAAACTTAACGTTAAGTTTTGGTAATCTTGATCATATGCAAACTTTCGACGAGTGCCAGCTTCTATGTAACTATCGTCAGTTAAAATACCCGCCTGTGGTGTTTGTGCTGTATGGCACCACATTGATACTAAACCAATATCTGTAGAATCAAAACCTTTAGTTTGAGAACTAAAAATTTTTGGTGCGATTATTTGCACATAGTATTGATTCGGGCGCGATATATTACGGGTCCGAAGTTCTGACGTAAATTGTGATAGTGATGGTGCGTGAGTGTCTGCCATGATTTTTTTGAATTAGTATTAAATAGTATTTAATCAAAGAGAATTCAAAAAATGCCAACAAATATCGATGTACTGTCAGATAAAAAGATAATTCAATACCCACTTGATCTGGGGTCATCAGATAAGGATTCGCATGGTCAAGACCAACACTATGTTATCTTTAAAATTAATACTGATGAAAAATCAACAGAATTACGTGATGATAAAATGGTTGGTAAAGTAGTTTCTGCAAGTCGTGTCGGAACTGGGGTAGAAACCCAACTAATTGAAGCTAAAAATTCTGATTCTGATTATGTGAAAAAATATGGTGCTGCGGCGGTGCAGAATGAGCGGTGGTTTACTATTAAGGGTTTGCGCCGGTTGGATAGAGTGGTTGTTCTACCTATGCCTATGGAGCATTCAGTAAGCACTAAGATGTCATATGGTGAAATAGATCAAACATTATTGACGCGACTTGGTGACATCGGAAATAGTAAAGGTGGTGTTGTTGGGGATTATGCTCGGTTGGCAAAGAATTCTGCACTTTCTTCATTGGTAAATGTGTTTAAATCTGGTGCAACTTCTGCGGAAGCAATGAATAATGAAGATCGCATTTTAGTAAATCCCAAAAAAGAAATAATGTTTCAGGGGTTTGGTTTTAGAAATTTCACGTTTTCTTATTTGTTTGCACCGAAATCAGAATTGGAATCAGAAGCTGTAAAAGATATCATCGAAACTTTCCGGTATTATTCATTGCCTGAGATATCTGAATCTAAAGCTTTCTATATTTTCCCATCAGAATTCGAAATATCTTTTATGCAAGGACAAAAAGATAACCCACACATACCAAAAATAACAACAGCAGTTCTTGAGAGCATCATAGTAAATTATATGCCAAAAAATGTTTGGTCGGTTTTGCCAAACGGTGCTCCAGTTGCAATTTCTATGACTATGCAATTTAAAGAACTGGAACTAGTTGATCGCAAGCGGGTCTTTGATAAAAAGTCAACAATTACATCAGGTTATTAAATGAGTTATTTTAAAGCGTTTCCACTTACCATTTATGAATTAAATTCTCAGAAATCTGTGGTAAAAGATATTCTTCGGCGGGCATCTTTTATTAGTGAACATAAACCATATACTGATTTATATACTCCTTACACAATTATTGATGGTGATACACCACAATCTCTGGCAAAAATTTATTATGGTACACCCTTTTATCATTGGGTTATTTTAATGTTTAATGAAATTCATAACCCATATTTTGAATGGCCTTTAGAACAATTTTCGTTAGAACGTATGTGCGTCAATAAATATGGTGCGGATAATTTATACAAAACAAAACATTATGTAAAAAATGATATTATAGTTGGCGAAATTAAAGAATTTTCACAAGATTTTGCGTGGGTTCCACCTACTTTTACTGGAATGGCAACTGCAATTTCATTCTATGAGTATGAACAGCAATTGAACGATTCTCGGCGCGTGATTAGTATAATGCGCCCAGAATTATTGGGTGAATTTGTGAGACAGTTTGAAAAATCTATTGGTTCATAATGTCTGATAATTCACTTAACATTTCTTTTCCGGGACAAGTTAATATTCTTGTCGCAGAAATCGTCACATCTACAGGCGCAATAATTGATATTACCTCCATGGTGGGTGATATTGCCTTGTTTGAAGATATTTTTTCAAACACCATGAGTGGGTATATGTTAATACACGATGCGCTTGATTTAATTAATACTGCGCCATTGATAGGGCAGGAAGAATTCCGACTAACACTACAGACACCTACTTTAACTTCAAAGATTGAGAAAACATTCTACATCTACAAATTGCAAAACAGAATTTTATCTAAACGATCACAAATTTACACTTTAAATTTTTGTTCTAAGGAATTAATTAATTCGGCAAATTCTAAAGTGGCAAAAGCATTTTCTGGTAATATTTCAGATACTGTTTCATCAATTTTTTCCGATTCAAGATATCTTGCATCAAATACAAAAATGTATATGGAAAAAACTAAAAACTCATATTCTTTTGTTGCACCTTTTTGGACACCCCTTGAAACTATTAATTGGTTAACAGGAAAAAGTATTAATGAAAAAGGTGTGCCAAATTATTTGTTTTATGAAACAAATCAGTCATATGAGTATGTTTCTGTTGATACACTTATACAAGCTACCCCAGAGCGTGAGTATATATATTCTGACGTTGATGGTAATACTATGTTTGGCACACAGGGTTCTAAAGACGACAAATATAAAATTGTCGATTCAATAAGTAATACAGTTACTTTTGACTATTTGCGCAATTTAAATGCTGGTATGTATTCATCAAAATTATATACATATGATCTTACAACAAAGAACATAAATACAAATTCATTTGACTACATTGACGATTTTAATAAATCTAGTCATTTAGAAAAAGTTCCTTTGAAAACTGACAATCTTTTGCGTAAAAAGATAGCATCACTTTATTTTCTTGAAAAAAATAATTATCAGACTGGTACTTTAAAGCAACAAGGTTACAAAGATTTTTTTCTTCAACGAAATTCATTATTGGAGCAATTGTCTGCGTTTAAGATTTCTATTAATGTCAAAGGTAGAACAGATATTAAAGCAGGTAATACTATTACTTTTGCTATTAACGATTTTCGGCAGATACTAAAAAACGAAATCGACACTAGTGGTAGTTCTGATTATTTTTCCGGTAAATACTTAGTGACTGCTATATGTCACAAAATTTTGAACGGCGTGCATACGATGAATATGGAAATTGTATCCGATTCATTTGTCAAACAACTTATAACCAAATAATATGAATCAACAATTTTACGTGGGTGTTGTCGAAAACAGAAACGATCTTTTAAAGCTTGGTCGTGTACAGGTTCGGGTGTTTGGTGTGCATAGCGAGTCATTGGATGATGTCCCAACATCTGCATTACCGTGGGCAATTCCATTGATGCCCGCAACATCGGCATCTCTTTCTGGTATTGGTCATTCTGGCGCACAATATCTAGAAGGTTCTACGGTATTTTTGTTTTTTCAGGATGGTGAATCCAAACAACAGCCGATAATCTTGGGTGGATTTCATGGTATACCGCTTGGTAAAAACCCATTCAATAACTCAAATTACGAAGGTGATACTGCGAGTGTAGGCGCTTCTACAAACAATGTCACTTCTTCGGTCAAGTCAACCAATGAAAACACACTAATTGACTCGTCTGGTTCAACCGTTGTTGATTCATCGGGGGAACCCGTTTTGATTGGTTCAGATGAGTCTTCTGAACTGGTTGATATTTCAAGGATGGTTGCTAAGTACGGCTCTAATGTAACACTAGTTTACAATACTTTAAAAGATTTTGGTATTAAAAACCCGTATGCAATAGTTGCAATTTTGTCAAATATTGTCAAAGAATGTAAATTTAAATTGGTTCGCGAAGGAATGAGATATTCTTCGGTAGATCGGTTGCGAAAAATATTCCCATCCAAATTCTCTTCCATGAGTAATTCTGATGCTCAACGATATCTCAACAACGAATCCGATTTGGCTAATCTGGTATACGCGAGTCGTTACGGTAACGGTAACGCTGCCTCTGGTGACGGTTTTGCCTACCGTGGCGGCGGTTTTATTCAGCTTACTTTTAAGTCTAATTACGCTGATGTTGGGGCAAAAATTGGTGTCAATCTTATAGCTTCGCCCGATAAAATTACCGACCCATCGATTGCAGCTAGGGCAGCTGTTCAATATTTTATCAATAGATATGGTGGTGCTTCTAGATTGTCGTTTAGTGATTTAAATTCTGCATTAAATGATGTAACTAAAAAAGTTAATCCCGGTGGTTTTGCGAATGATTACCCAATTGTTGAAACGGCATCTAAACTTTGCATTATAAAAAAAGATGCAAAAGCAGATGAAGAAAAAAAAGTTGAAGAAGAATCTGCAAAACCAAACAATCCAGAAAATGATTTAAAAAAAGATGCCACAAAAAAAGAAATTGATTCTGGTATTGTTGCTGGTGTACTTGTTTCTAAATCAACCAATTCAAATATAGGATTTAAAGACCCAAACGGTAAATATCCACTAGAGTCTTTTTTAAAAGAGCAAGACACAAACAGACTTTCTCGTAGAAGTATTGATAATACATCAGTACAAACAAAAATAAAAAATCAACGTAAAGAAATTCGATCCATTGGGTCAACTTTTAATGAGCCAGCACCAGCATACAATGGAGAATATCCTTACAATCATGTATATACATCTGAGTCTGGTCATGTTCAAGAATTTGACGATACGCCCGGTAATGAAAGAGTCCAAACATTTCATACATCTGGGTCATATCAAGAAACAGATAAGTTTGGTAATGTCACGAATAAAATTATAGGGGACAACTTTACTATTGTAGAAAGAAATGGTTATTTGTATGTTGATGGTACGTTAAGAATGTCTATTGGTTCTGACGTTAAATTGGTTATTGCAGGTAATTTAGATATTGAAGTTGACGGAAATGTTAACTACGATGTTGGTGGTGATGTTACTTGGAAGATTGGTGGTGACCTTAAATATGGTATTGGTGGAGAACATTCGGTATTATCTGGTGGAAATACTAATATAGATTCGGCATTGGTGTATTTGAATAGTGGTGGTGCTGCACCAATAGTATCATCGGCGCGTAATGGTAAAACAAACGATTATGATATTCGTATTCCAGAAAACTTTATAGGTGCTGAAACTTTGAATTTTGACGATGCGGCAGAAGAGGATGTTGTGGCACATCAAAAGAAAGCAATAGCTGCTGGCAACATGACGCAGCAAGAGCTAAATACTGGCAAGGCAGCGATTAAAGAAGCTCCCCCTGCCGACACCACACCCCCTGCTAAAAACACTACTGAAGCCATTCCTGCTTCATGTATATCATTTACAGGAAAAACTGATATACCGACAACGACTCAATTGTCAACAAAATTTACGTTAGGTATGCTTTCAACAAATGCTGTTGTCACACACGCTAAAGTTGTTGCTCAAATGGGGCTTACAGAATCACAATTAGTGTGTAATCTTAAAATACTCGCAGAAAATTGTCTGGATAAAATTAAGATTAAATATCCAAACATGTTTGTTACGTCAGCGTTTCGTCTTGTGGGTTTAAATTCAAAATCACAACATCCATTAGGTATGGCAGCTGATATGCAATTTACTGGCGCGTCTAAATCAGATTATTTTGATATTGCTACATGGATTCGGGATAATGTATTATATGACCAATTACTTTTGGAATATAAAACTACAGGAACAGGAAATCCTTGGATTCACATATCATATAAAGATGGTGGGTGTCGAAAACAAGTATTAACTTTTATGAATGATACAACAGCAAGTCAAGGGTTAAGAAAACTACAAGGTTAACAAATGGTAACAATTAGCAAAATTACCCGTGAATATATTGATGTCGATTTTTCATTTGAAAAACATCCTGTCACAAAAAATGTTTCAATTAAAAAAAATGTAACGTCAATTAAGCAATCAATAATTAGATTGCTTACTTTACGTGAAGGTGATAAACCATTTCATCCAGAAATTAAATCACCGATTTATGATTTTTTATTTGAAAATACTTCAATGGTTATGAAAATAGTTCTTGAGAGTGAAATAAGAAAATATTTAGAGGTATATGAACAGCGAGTTGAAATTACAAATATAAATATTATATTTTCTAATCCCAACGAAATACAATGTCATATCATTGGTCAAATAGTTAACTCTACTGAGCCAATTAACATCAATGTATTAATTGATCGTTTGAGATAACATTAAATAACTAAAACAATATACGAGATATAAATGGCAACGACTACGCGACCAATTACCGAATTAGATTTTGATCAGTTAAAATATGATATTATTGCATTCGCAAAGACAAATCCAGCTTTTTCTGATTACAATTTTGAAGGCTCTGCATTAAATTCAATTATTGACATATTAGCTTATAACACCCATACAAATGCGTTTTATGCTAATATGATTCATAATGAGGGATTTTTAGATACAGCACAAAAAAGATCATCTGTTGTATCCCGAGCTAAAGAGCTTGGATATACTCCACGTTCTTCGGTGTGCTCTACTGCTTTTTTAGATGTTTCGATATTAAATGTTGCATCAGAAATAACCACGATGAGTCTTCA